GTCCAATCTTACTTTTTATCTATTATCTTTGATAATCATAAGTTTGGAAAGTTATGGGAATATATCCTCGTTCAAAGACCATACTTTATTAGTAATAATAAGTACGGTTTCGAAAAAGGAGATATTTATTATTCCGTAGGGCAACCTATGGGAGCGCTTTCTTCGTGAGCTATGTTAAATATGATTCATCACATGATGGTCCAATATTGCTATTGTCAGTGTTATGGTTATAACAAACCATGATATTCTGACTATGTAATATTAGGAGATGACTTAGTCATCTTCGACCCTCGTGTGGCGGAAAAATATTTAGCTCTGTGTAAAGGACTTGGGGTAGAAATAAATCTATCCAAAAGTGTAATAGCACAGGGTGTAGCGGTAGTAGAATTTGCGAAAAGGACCGGTTACAAGGGTTACGATGTCTCAGCTCTTTCTTTCAAGGATTTTATTAGTAATAATAATTTCTTTGGAAGGCTGAGTATTGTTTCAAGATTATTAGACCGAGATTGAGGAGGTAATAAGAAATTATTATTTATCCTCGGTAACGGTTCTAAGAAGTTTAAAACGAGACTATCATATCCTATAATCGGTTATTTAGCGCAGCTGGTGGATAAGGGAGTAATGACTTACGAACAGATACTTAGTCTTTTATTAGATTCTAATAAACCACTATCGTATTTTGGGCGTAAGCTAGAATCTTTTGACCAATCTAGAGCATCAAAAATGTTCTTTGATTATTTAAAAGGTTCTACTTTAATGACAATAGATATGTCTAATTTATGATTTGCATCACGTAAATCAAGAAATTATAAAATCTATTTAATTGAAGAGATCAAGAAACTGAAGGTCAGACTAGAAAATAGTGATTCTATAGCTAATCGGATGGATTTAATTTCAAAAGAATTTAATCTACCTGATTTAGAAATAGGTCATCATTTTGTAGAGGGAATTATGGAAGGATATATACTAAAATTATTAGAGTTTTCTAATAAAGTTAGATGATTTCCTTTCCCTAATTTTATAAACACTCCGTCTTTCGATAGATTAACCATCGATGAGTTACAATTGTTACTCAAGGAAGGTCAATCTCTTCTTAGTCAAATTTCATTTGATCAAGAGAAACCGGAACGTAGGACCAAAATTAATAACTCTTTAAAATTATTGGAGTTTATTAGAAATAGTAATAATTCTAATATTGAAGGTATAGTGAAAGAAAACCCTAGAATGGTTTTCCCAACTAATATCTTCCCAATGTTTTTATTGAAGAATAATTCGGCTGATGCGAAATCCAAATCGTAATTGGCCACATTTTATATATTTTTTATATAAAGTGTGGCGTCATAGGCCACATTTTATATATTTTTATATAAAATCGAAACGGG